GATAGCGTAAAGAAACTTCTTAGCCTGCTCTTGGGTCTTAGAGATAACAATGACATTGATGTTGGGATTCTTGACTACGCGGTAGGTCACGTAGTTTATGGTGATGGTCATGGTCTTGGCATGGTTCGGTGGAACATTTACCAAGAGGCGGGCTAGTCCCGCCGACCCTTTCTCGTAAGTCATAGCTGGATGTATCCAGCGAGGTTCCTTACCTTCCAACATATCGACCACATTAAGCATGTGGTCCCATACTTTGGCTCCCAGGTATTTCTCAGAAAAGCTCGCGAAGTCGTTTAGACCAGAGCGAGCTTCATCAGCCAGGTCAGCAGTTCTAAACCGAGCATTATCAATATAGGCAGCGAAGCCTTCAGCTTCGCGCCGTTGTGTGTCGTACCAAGAGCGAGAGCGACCAACAACTTTCAGGGCATCAGCGATGGTGCGCCCTTGGCGTACCGAGCTGATTAATTCTTTTCTGGCTTCTTCAGGGGTTAGATTTCTTTCCAAGTCATCTCCAGGGTCTGTAGGGGTCCACAGGGGTCTGGACAAAGGTATCCCCACCAAAGCATATAAGTTATCTCGGCAGGCATTTAGCCTGCCGTTTACGGCTCAGTGGAACTTCGCCGTTACACTTATATAGGGGGCTAGAGCTTCGGCGTGTTTCAAGGGGGTAACCCCAACTTTTTTTTATTTATAGCAAAAGTCCTGGTCAGAGCCTACATCTGGTGAAAATATTTTGGTTGATAGTGGGGGGTGGGAGGGGGGTGTGCTTAAAAAACCCTGGGGTTCATCAGGGCGCAGACAAAAAAAAGCCCCACGAAGGGGCTTGACATCCAGGAAAAAATGTGGTATGGGGACACGAAAAACCCCCGCGCCCTTGTGTGGACGCGGAGGCTCCGCTGACTATCTATAGGGGCGTGTGATGTCTCTCTATCGCACGCGCTTCGTGATGATGCGACCGCTATTAACTACAATCGCGAGAACTGTCTGTCCGTATTCCTCCGCGACATCAAGCACGATACCGACTGAACCATTCTTCAACTTGACGAGGTCGCCATGCCCTGCCATGCGCGAAGGTGTGAGCTCATGGTCAGGGACGTGGTCGAGATGGGGAATGCCGTAAGACTGCTTGACTGCGTGAATCTCTTCGGTAACGTTCACGAGAACGTCGCCACTTGCCCAAAACGTTTCCTTCATAACTGCCTCTCTGTCTGCCGAACCATTCGGCGACGAGGAGAATACTACAGGAACGCTCCCCACATGTCAAATTCAGCCTGGTGACTGAGCGTAAACACGGCGTGTCATGTCGTAATACGTCACACCATACGTGACCCGATACGTGACACATGATACGCGGGCAGGTGTGTCATACGTGTGTTTCGCATACGTGAAGCGCATCCGTAGTTTGTAGCTCGTACACGCATCTCAAGATAGCAGACCTTTAGGTCTGCTTATTAGAGCCCTAACTTCAACCGAAAGGAAGCCGAATGCTAAACCTACTGGCTAAGCATCACGACTGGGTCAAGGGACTCTACTGGTTCCGACCTAATCGCCGTATCACTAGCCGAGTGCTCGACGCTTACTGCGTCGCCCTCGCTCGCCTATACAAGCACATCTCAAGATAGCAGACCTTTAGGTCTGCTTATTAGAAAGCGCCGAATCGGAAAGTCCGACGGCAGAAAGGTAGCAATGAGAAAAGTAGCAAGCGAAACCCTGAATGGTGTCGTGAAGAACGGCACTGTTCACATCTCCAAGGCAGACGACAAGCGCGTCTTCGCCAAGGTTCGTATCACCACACCAACCGCCAAATCTTCGAAGAAGATTGAGCAGATTCTATCGGCAATGGGGCAATACCCCAACTTTGACAAGGTGCTCCAAGCCGTGCTAAAGGTAGAGCCAAACGCCTACCTCACACTCAAAGGAGGTGCTCGCTAATGAGCAACGACACAATGCTGAGCATAATCCTGTTCTGTTTGTTGTCCTCAACATTCCTCATTGGAATGGCGCTTGGTGCGCTACGTCGCGACCGTGACTGGCGCATCTTTTTAGCAGACCAAAGGTCTGCTGATGATGACCACTGGGAAACGGCAATCCGTTGACCGAAGAAACCACCACGACTGAGGCAGTCATCACCTGCGGTGACTGCCTACGCCCCGAATGTAAAGGATGCGAATACTAATGCCAATGAAAACCCTATCAACCAGCGACATAGTCGCTGACCAGTTCGCAAATGACTGGCTATTGGTCATCGAGAATGACCAAGATTCATGGAACCAACTCATTGACGATGTCAAAGAGTTGAACTGTGACCCAATCGCAACGACCGCATACCTGCGCGAAGAGTGGGATGTGCTGGTCGACCAGATGGCGAGCGCTGTCGAAGACAAGGTGTCAGAGATAGGCGCTTTACTCATACGCCAGATGCTATTGACTGGCGATTATCCCCACCAACTCATTGCTAATCATGTGATTAGCAGTATCAAAGAAACGGAGGCAACAAAATAATGGGGCAATACCATCACCTTGTCAATGTTGACAAGAAAGAAGTCGTCTATCCCTACGAGTTAGGGATGGGTGCAAAGCAACGCGAACAACTGGGCATGCCAGGAAGTATGGCTGATGCTCTCTATCTGCTAGTCATGACTAGCCCTGCTCGTGGCGGTGGCGACCTACCACCGACCGAAGTTAGCGGGCGATGGGCTGGTGACAGGGTGCTCGTGTATGGAGATTACACCGAGGACTCTGACGTTCCGTCAATACCAAACCTCACACGCATCTGGGTTGACGAGTTCAAGGACATCACCAATGAGGTTGCTGATGCAATCAAGATTGCATTCGGCAGGAATGTCAGAGATTCTTTCTGGCATCCAGAAAACGAGGAAAGAAAAGAGGCATACAACAATGTGTGACCTATGCTCTAACTATGGCGTTCAGACTGTTGCGCTAAAGATAAAAGGTAAGCAGACAGAAGTCTGCTTTGATTGTATAGAAAGGAAAACTTATGCCTAAGTACATCGTATGGGAAAAGCGCGAGTTCATGTTCTACCAAGAGGTAGAAGCGACTAGCAAGACCCAAGCCCTAAAGATTGCTCATGAGCAATCGGAATGGGAGCAAGACCAGAACTACGCAGAACTCTATTACACAGTCGAGCTCGTGCGTAACCAACCAGAGGTCGATGACCTCATCAAGAGCAAGGAGGAAGCATGAAGACATACGTCTTCTCAGTTGAGCAAGTTATCGAAGTGAATGCCTCATCCAAGGAAGAGGCGCAGGAACTATTGCCCCTGTATCCAACTGGATTCGAGGGACAGGCTTACTACGTAAGCGATGAATCAGTCGAACTAATCAGGGAGGTAACAAATGGGTAACAACTTATCGCAAGACCTAGCAGAGAATGTCATTGACATTCGCCAATCAATCGCAATCCAGTTGCGAAGCAATCACTATCCCCCAGTTCCACTTAGCATGGTGGAACCATGCATCGAAGCCATCTATGCATGCAGTGATGAGGACTACGACAAACAGATAGCACTCCCAGAGGGAGTGACATGGCGTGGCAATACAACTGCGCCCGCATCAGCCATCGTTGAAGGTCATCACCTAGAGGCATGGCTGTGACCAAGCACCTATACACCATGACGCAGGAGGAACTAGCGCAAGTTATCTGTTTCTCCTGTGGAGAAAACGCAATGGATGAATACGGCTGTCGCAATAGCATGAAAGACAATGAAGCATTCTGTTCAGAATGCTGTGCTGATGAGAAGGAAGGCACTGGAATCTCGTGCTGCGGGTAGTGCGTATCTTTATAGCACATCTTTAGATGTGCTTATTTATAGTCGGCAACAACCAAACGAAAGGAGCAAGTCATGCCGAAACTCAAGCGGTCACATGACCGTAAGGTAACTACGTTATCAACGCCGAATGGCAAGCGGTCAGCAATCGCTAACACGTTCGGTCTGCCTAGTGGCAAGCAATACTCATGCCCCTATGCAACAAGCATCTGCGAGCGCATCTGCTATGCAGGCAAACTCGAAAAGATGTACACCTCAGTTCGTGAAGTATTACTTCACAACTGGAATGCACTTCGCAACGCCGACAGGTACGACATGTGGGCGATGATTGACACCATGTTGCTGGACTTCAAGCAAGACTGCGACACCAAAGGTGTCAAGAAACTATTCCGCATCCATTGGGATGGTGATTTCTTCAACGCCGATTACACATGGGCA